GAATCAGTATTCTCAGCTTCCTTAGATAACGATGTATTTAGGTTCATAAGCGAAGGCACAGAATTAGTAGAAATAGAAGGTGGATCTGTAGCTAACGAAGCAATGAGCATTGCACTACAGATAGCCATAGAAACGGCCGTATTAGAAACGATCAAAGAGGGTGTAATTAATAACTATTGGAGATATAAAGAATGAAAAAAATACTTTTATTATTGATATTATCTTTGCCCTTATCAAGCGCGGATAATGAAATCTGGATTGATCAAAGTTCAGGATCTTCTAATTCTAACTTTGACTTTGAGCAACTAGGATCTGGCAACATTATAGGTGGCGCAGATGCCGCCGCAGGAAGCATGACAGCTCTAGATCTAGACGGTACGGTTATGAATCTCAATTTAGATATGATTGGCGATTCTAACAAGTTCTTAGGCGATATATGGGCTGATAACTACACAGGTAACTTTGTATTTGATGGCAACAGTAATACGTTTAACATGAGTACGGACGAAAGTAATACGTTTGGAGCTGACGGCAGTAATGTAAACGTCCAGGCTACTGGAAATAGTAATACTTTCACACTTAATCACGCTATGACTGCACTAGCTAGTACGTTAGATCTAGACTGGACTATTAATGGATCTAGCAACGCTATAACTGCATCTATTGACGTAGATGCGGCAACTAACTACATGGACATTGATGGATCTGATAACACAGTTACTTATGACGGCGATGGTTACGCAGGTGGTTACTTTTACCTAGACCATACAGGTGGCAACAGAACTTTTAATATTCAACAAAAATCAACATTAGATAATGACTGGCTTAAAATTATTAGCGTGGGTTCTACTACTTCAACTTTCTGTGTCATCCAAAACGATCAAGGCACAAGCACAGGTTGTTAGTATTGGAAACATAAGCGAAGTAAACGGCGTTGCTAGAGTTGTAAGAGACAAACCCTATGAAGCCACAGTAGATTTTGGCGTTGTATCTTTTGACAACGTAGAAACTGCAAAGGGGCGTATGGGTATAACTTTTATTGACGATACGCAAATACGATTAACAGAAAACTCAAAGATTGTTATTGATGAGTTTGTCTTTAATCCAGATCCGCAAAAGTCACAAATGGCATTAACCTTTGCAAAAGGCACTGCAAGATTTGTTAGTAGTAAATTAGGTAGGATCCCTAAGAAGAGAATAAAGTTAAAAACAAGCAGTGCGACTATAGGTATAAGGGGTACATCGCTATCTGTAACAGTTGACGAATTACAACGCACTTTAGTTATTTTATTGCCGCAAGCTGACGGTACAAGTAGCGGTGAGATTAGCGTAACTACTGCAATGGGAACGGTCATACTTAACAAACCCTTTCAAGCTACCGTAGCATCTATGTATGAAAAAGCACCTAGTGATCCTGTAGTGCTAGATCTAACGCTAGACTTTATAGACAATATGCTAATAGTAAATCCACCCACACCCAGGCAAGATCTTATTGAACAACAACAGCAACAAGGTACGGCAGATTATCTTGATTTTGCAGATCTAGAAATTGACTACTTATCAGAAAATTTTTTAGACAATGAAGCAGATCTAGATTTTACAGAATTAGATATAGATTACCTGGCGCAAGATTTTATGACTGATTTACTATCATTGTTAGATGCTTTAGATATTGGAAAAGAAGAAGATAAGTTAGACCAGGTTGCTACAAGCATACGAATTGCAGGTACACAGATTGGCCAGGACAAAGATACGCAGATTACTACAATTATTACAGGGCAGAAGATCACACTAATTAGATCTGTAAGCGACAGTTATAGGATAGAAGTAGACGGTGGTAGCGCGTATACGTTAAATCTTTTGCAGAATGAGGTACAGAACACCGTGAAAGTTAACGGTGGTAACGACAATATAATTACTATCAACCAAGGTTCTTAGTATTTGACTTCTTTAAATTGCAACTTACAAATTAAAAGATGAAAGAACTATTGAAAGGTGTATTAGGTGCAGTAGCACCTACTATCGGTACTGCCCTTGGTGGCCCTATGGGCGGTATGGCAATGAATATGGTTTCTCAGGCGTTGGGATGCAAGAACACTCCTAAAGATGTAGAAAAAGCTGTGCAGAACGCCACGCCTGAGCAACTCGTTGAACTTAAAAAATTGGACAATGATTTTGAAGTTAAGATGAAAGAACTGGATGTAGATCTATTTGCTTTAGAGACAGCAGATATACAAAACGCCAGATCTATGTTTTCTAAAGATTGGACAGCTAGAATTATAGGTATAGCTGTTATTGGTGGATTTATGGGTTATATCTTTTTAGTTACTATCCAACCACCAGAACAAAACAGCGAAGCATTAATTAATTTGGTACTCGGTTACTTAGGTGGTTTAGCTTCTGCCATCATATCTTTCTACTTTGGCGCGTCACACTCTAGCGATGATTAAAGAATTTACAGCTCACCTCGTAGAGTTTGAAGGTTTACGTTTGATGCCTTATCACTGCACAAGTGGCAAACTTACTATTGGCGTAGGCCGTAATTTAGACGATAGAGGTATCACAGAAGATGAAGCAATGATTCTCTTGGCTAATGATATAAAGATTGTCCAAGAAGAATTAATTGCTCGATGGGATTGGATGTCAGATCTGCCACCTAGGGCGCAGATGGTGATGATGGATCTGGCATTTAATATGGGCGTTCCAGCCATATCAAACTTTCAAAATATGCTCAGAGATCTTAAGAATGGGGAATGGGAAAAAGCCGCGATTAACTTGCTAGATAGTAGGTACGCGCAACAGGTAGGAAGAAGGGCAATATATAACGCGCATCTGTTGGAAACTGCGGATGATCATACATTGCCCTCTAAGGTTATAGAGTAGTTATCTTATGTAAGCAGATGGCATATCTGCCGTCTTGTTGCTTCCTAGTGTGAATCCTATATTCAAGATTTAGATCCTTTTTATAGCAAGCAAGCCGAAGACCGCTATAAGCTTTATGTTCAAGATTTATGATAGTTTTGCCTTTTAACAATTCATCTATAAAGCCTTGATATTTTGATCTAGGCGGTAATGGTTTATCTGATGTTTCAATTTTCATTACTTACTTCCTTAATTGATATTGAATTAGATCTAACTGTGTAACCTGGTTCTTCTGGAATGATCTTAGAAGGTTTAGGTTTAACAGTACGCATGCCCCATTTGACTATATAAGTGGTGTCATTTGTCGCAATAGATCCTGTGAGGTTGTCTTGCATAATACCCATCAAACTAATTTGGGCATCTTCTTTAACGTTTTGCCAATGCTTGATGCTTTTACAAGCCTGTTGATATAAATCTATGAAATCCATTGCATCATCATTTAGATCAACATGTTTATCATTAGTTTCAGGGTAAACGGTGCTTGCATCCTTTGGACTCTCAGGAGGAAAGAAATCTTCTTCCTTAACTCTTCTATCCATATCCTTAACGAGAGTGTGTATCTCAGCAACCATTTCTTCATTGCGTGGATATATAAAATATCGCCAATAAATACTTTGGTAGCAAACTACCAAAATACCGTATTGGGCATCTTTTATATCCATCAAACCTTGCAGTTGCATTGGACCGCGCCAACTAGGTGGTTCGTCTTCTGGGTAAGCAGATGTTAGTTTGCACTCCATAACACCTTCACCATTAAGCCATATTTCCTTATCATCGTTCATAACGTATATGCCTTTAGATACATCTTGCTTGATAGTAATGCCATCAGGTTTGATAACCGCACAAGTACCATCAAGAGATCCTTGTAGTGGTATTTCTGTATGCCGTATGGGTTCTGCTATATCTACATCAAAAATACCAATGCCTAGTTCACGGCAAGCCGTAGTAAGTAACACAGGCTCTAGCGTGTCACCTCTAGACATGATTGCAGTCTGCTCAGTTCGTACATTCTCACCACGTTTAGCAAGGATCATTTCGCCCAAGAGATCTACTCTAGATTTCCAAGGGTTAAGACCTGACGCCGTAGCAAGAATAGAACACGACATTTCGTGATCATTAGTTAATTTACCTACCATATTTAATCCTTGCTAACTCGTCTTGTAATTCGCGGACTGAGGTTGTTGATAAAATGGGTTTTGTCCAAATCTCGGTATATCCGTTTTCGTTCTTACGGATCTCCAAGACTGAATCTATTGGGACACCTTTGCGACCTTGTCCAAGTACGTATGGTTTTATAGTCTTTGACATATTTTCTCCTTTTAAAAGTTAATTGCGTATAAAAAAACATTTACGGTCATTACTACGCCTAGCAATGTGTAACATACAATTTGCAAGATTAAATCTTGCTTTTGTTTTGGTGATCTTCTCATAATTTTTTTTCTACATTAAAAAATATTGCTTTTTATATTGATCTCTTAGATTACCCTCTTTGTTAAAAATTTTAAAAGATGTGCCACCTACACCATTCTTTTTTATTTTTGCGTTAGGTAAAGCATTGTGTCTTTTCATGTCTAGAAATTTGTATTCAAATCTAGAATTTTCTCCCCATTCATCTTTTACAATATTGGTAATTTCTACAATGCTATCTCTTATTTCCCATTCGCTAACTTTAGAGTTGCCCCAAAGTCTCTTTTGTTTCAATCTTAATTTGTTACCTATTTGAATATGATTTTTTTGTAAATTCATTTATTTAATCCTTTTTGTTTCTCTTTCTTCAACTGCTTCCCAAACTTCACCAAATCTATCTAACCACTCTCGTTGTTTATCAGTTTTATAATTACCACACATACGAGATTCAAGTGCGCACATGTGTTCTAATTCATTATTTTCATAAAATTCAAAAAGTATGTCGCACATATAATTGAATAAAGTAAAGTCTCTTTCTTTAAAATGTTTCATTAGACTTGCTCCTTACTTTCTAAAATAAACGTTCTTAGCATCGTCAAGAGACAATGAATTTAGCACAACTGGATTTACCATCTTTTCGTTTTTGGCGATAGCGTTAGTAACACCACCAATAACTTCTGTTTTTGCTCTGCCTTTGTATTTAGAAAATTTCCATTGATAAACCTCACCCTCCTCACAATTATCGTCCATAACAATAACGCTTTTGTTAAGTAAGTTTTTGAGGTGCTTGTTGTCTAAGAAGTCAGTAACCAAGTTAGATATGTGCATTTCTAAATCTGTGTCTTGCTCCTCATCTCCAAACGATGTTTGAGTTTCAAACGTCCACTTAGGTAGGTTTGCTTTGCACCACTCATCTAACTTTCTTTCAGTTTTCATATCGAAGTCGTAGTCATGGCAACCGCCAATCCCTCTGTTAGATACTCTACCAACCCTCTTACCATCTGCATAAAGACTTGCTTCAAAGCAGTATGTTTCTTCGCTCATGCTTTCGTAATGTTTTACGTTTTTTAATGTTATAACCATTAGTTTCTCCTTTGTTGTGTTTCTATTTGTTACCCTTTGTAGTTGTACAATGGACTAATTTCATATACTTTGCAACAAGTATTAGTAATTAATAGATTTTATAAATTATGGAAAATAAAACGATACAGAAACTGTCACAGCTCTATGTTGATGAAACATTGCATAAAGATATAAAGGGATTGGCCAGGTTAAGACAGCAAGACATAAAGGTTGTCGTAACTAACCTATTTAAAGCTGAGTTTAAAACAGATCATTTCTTTGCGTTCTGCAAAGGTAAGTTTTCTGAATACCTAAAAGAAAAGAGTGCCTTTGGTGAAAGAGACATTATGGACTTTGACGGCTACTGCGCTACGCATTTGGAGTATCTTAAAGATGAGTTTCACAAATCTTTGTAGCCTAAATTTTATACAATCTAAAGGTGTGTATTATAAATGTTAAAACATTTAGATCTTTTCTCAGGCATTGGCGGTTGGACTTTAGGCTTTCATGCTACAGAGAAAATAGAAACAGTAGGGTTTTGCGAAATAGAAAAATATCCACAACAGATACTAAAACAACACTACCCCGGCACACCAATATTTGATGATGTAAGAAAATTAGATTATGAACAACTACGAACAACAGGACTTATTTCAGACACCCAAAGAATCGACATCCTTACTTGCTCCTACCCTTGTCAACCGTTTTCCGTTGCAGGCAAGAAAAGGGGCGAAGAAGATCCAAGACACCTCTGGCCAGAAGTACATAGACTCATTAGAGATGACAGGATTCGTCCAATGTACGTTCTTGGAGAAAACGTTGGTGGACATATTAGACAAGGTCTCGACACCGTATCAGAGGACATGGAGCGTTGTGGTTACAGATGGCGGTGTTTTAGTATCGAAGCAGCGTGTATCGGAGCTAACCACAAAAGACAAAGAGTCTGGTGGATCGCAGAAGATATGGCCAACACCTACTCAGGACATAGTAAGGGAAAGAAAAGAGAAGTACGCACAAGGGGGCAAGCCTCTGACAATGGCAGTACAGGAGGAGGAACAGAAAATGTGGCCGACACCAAGAACAAGGGACTACAAGGGAGGAAGCGGAACAGTCAAGGAAAAGGACGGCAAGTATTATCGTCAAAGCCACACAACAGGAGCAAAATTCGGAGTAACACTAGATGCGCTAGTGGAGTACCAGGAGAAACAAAAGATGTGGCCAACACCAATAGTAGGAGACGCACACCTATCATCGAAACCAGAGGTAGCAATAAAAAGAATAAAAGAAGGCAAGATCACATTGAGCAGAGCAGTACAGTCAAAGATGTGGCCAACACCAACAGCAAACGAAGAAGCCGCAGGAA